ATTAACTAACTAATCATAGCTTACTCTTGATTAGTCATTACATCATAAAGTTCTTGACCGATAGAAACTACAGCCATATATTACTCGATAATGACACGCCAACTAACAACAAAACAACCACTACTTGTTGATACTATCGTAGCAAATGGTTGTTCAATAACTGAAGCATCACAAATCGCTGGATATGCTAAAGGTGAATCTGGAAGAGTGACAGCTAGCAAGGCTTTGAAACAGCCACACGTGCAAGAGTATATGATGAAGCAAGTGCAAGATACAATAGGACTAGGTGCTACGAAAGCTGTGAATAGGATACTGACGCTATCATCTACAGCCAAGTCAGAGTATGTACAACTGGAAGCTAGCAAGGATATCTTAGACAGAGCTGGATTCAAAGCTCCAGATAAGCAACTGCACCTACTGCAAGGTGACATAAGAGTCAACATAAATCTTAGTTAGAACCTATGGGGGGCAAAAACCACAAAGCCCAAGACACCATAAGGTCTAGCACTCAGATTATTTCTCAAAAGGTACGTTTAAGAATCTTCCTTACTATATATGGCTTTACATTTTATTATGTTCTTGATAAGCTTGGTATGTAGTATTATTTTTTTATATTATAAATTCCTTCGACTCCCAACTTCCCCCTAGTTTGCGTATTGGCTAGGGGGTTCTTTTATGGGGAGGGGTTCATACCTTGCTCCCCACCAAAGGTTCTTGCTAAAAATATTTTTATCTGTTATGGCTTTTAAATAACAAAAGGAGAATTGCAATGGCATATGGTAGATTTGGTGGTGGTGGTCAAAGTAATCTGAGGGCGCCTGATGCTGGACAAGAGAGAGCTAATAAGAAAGACCAAGAGAGGAATGTTACGATTCCAAAGGTTAAGCTTCCAGTAAAGAAGAAAAAGAAACCAGTTACTATTTTTGGCTTTAAAGTTACAGCACCTAAGTCAGACCAAGAAAAAAAGGTAGAAGCTGGAGCTACAGTTATAGCAACTAAAAGTGGTGGTAGGATTGTAACTACACCTACAATGGATAATAAAAGTCTTATAATGAGCAAGGCAACCCAAGATAAAACAAAGTTTGATTATCTTCGTGCAAGTAAAAATTATGGTAGTGCGAAACCAGCTATCGGTAAAGCTATTAGTGGAGGTCAAGCAGTAAGATTAAGTCAACTTGCAAATAAAACTGGAGGAACACCAGCTACATCTACAAGACTTTCTCAACTTGGAAGTAAGACTGGTGGTACACCTTTAACAGCTAAACCTAATGTGCTTTCTAAAAGAACTGGTGGTGCATTAGATAAAGATACAGGAATACCAAAAGTTAATACAGCACAACTGCAAAGTAAGACAGGTAGTTCACCAACATTGCTTAGAGGTAACAACCAAACATTAAAGTCTGGTGGTCAGTTTGGTTCATTACAAGAACGAACATTCTTAAAGACATCAACAAAGGCTGGACGTAGTTTAGCAAATCCAAGTATTGGTTCTTCAGTAGCTAAAACATTAAGTAGTGCTGGCAACAAAGTTAAAAACTTTCTAGACCCACTAGGAAAAGGTATGCCTAAACTAGGTGGTAGTAGTAAGTTAAGTATGCCATCTGGAACATCAACATCAGTAGATAAAATTAATACATCTACATTCTTTGACAGCAAAACTAAAACACCAACAACAACAAAAAAACCAACTAATATAAAAATGGTAACAAAATCTTTGCCGTCTAACTATACAGTAAGTTCTCAAAAGAAATCAAAGCCAATACCTATTGCACCTAAAAGTAGATTAGCTGGTGCAGACCTTAATACAAATATACTTTCACAAAACATTGCAAAGTCAGATGCTAAAATGAATCCATCAACATATGCTAAAGAAGGACCAGAGGTTCCAGTATTTAATGTTAAGGCAAACAAAGTTCCAGCAAGTTTAATCAGACAATTAAGATTATCAACAACGGCTGGATTAAATGCATATATGGTTCCAAATGTTTTAAGCACCTATAGTAAAGCAGAACAGAAAGCAATCAAAGCTGAGTTTAGAACACGACAAGGTAATAAAAATAAGACTAAAAGTTTATTGACTAGACTAGCTGTTGGAGCTGTGATGTGAGTGGAGATTTCCTTCATATTTTAAAGCCTAATGAAAGAAAGATACTTAGAACGATTGTAAAGAAAGTTAACTTTAAACACTACCCAAAAGAATTTATTACCGATAGGGAAGCTGATAAGTTTATATCTGTTCTTGGTCCTGTTACAGTTGAAAAGCTATTGAAGGTAGGCAAGGACAACAATATTGCCAACCTTTAATTACAAACCAGATGGTGTAACAATAAAGGAGTTTATGAAAGATGACTCATTCTTCAGAGGATTACGTGGTCCAGTTGGAAGTGGAAAGTCGGTGGCGTGTTGTGTCGAAGTCTTCAGACGAGCATTGGCACAGAAAAAAAACGAAAAGGGTATTCGTAAATCAAGGTGGGCGATTATTAGAAATACCAATCCTCAGCTCAGAACAACGACGATTAAGACGTGGTTAGATTGGTTTCCAGAAAACACTTGGGGTAGATTTCGTTGGGAGGTTCCTTATACTCATTTCATTAAGAAAGGCGAAGTTGAACTTGAAGTTATATTTCTCGCGCTTGATAGACCAGAGGACGTTAAAAAATTACTATCGCTCGAACTTACAGGGGTATGGATTAATGAAGCTCGTGAGTTGCCCAAGTCTATTATTGATGCTTGTACTATGCGTGTTGGTCGATACCCTTCAATGCGTGAAGGTGGTCCAAGTTGGTCAGGGGTTATATGTGATACCAACGCACCAGAAGAAGACCACTGGTGGTCAATAATGTCAGGTGAAGTTCCAGTACCAGACCATATACCAAAAGAAGAAATAAGAATGTTAGTTAAGCCAGACAACTGGAAGTTCTGGACACAGCCTAGTGGTATGCTTGAAAAGAAATTAGAAGACGGAAGCGTAGATGATTATAGACATAATCCAAAAGCAGAAAACACAAAGAATCTTTTAAAGACTTATTATGAAAATACTATTAAAGGTAAGACAAAGTCTTGGATAGATGTATATGTAATGAACAAACTTGGTACAATCGCAGATGGCAAACCAGTTTATCCTATGTTTGCCAGTGATGTTCACGTTGCAAAAGAAGAAATAAATGTAGCAAGTGGTATTCCAGTTTATGTAGGATTAGATTTTGGCTTGACACCAGCTTGTGTTTTTGGTCAAAAGGTTAGAGGTAGATGGTTAATACAATCCGAGATAGTTGCATTTGATATGGGGATTGTAAGATTTGCTGAATTAATTAGACAGGAGCTTGCAACAAAGTATGCTACCCAAGATGCCCTTATCTATGGCGACCCATCTGGTGACTTCAGGGCGCAGACGGACGAGTCAACGCCATTCCAAATCCTTAGAGGTTGTGGACTCAAAGCACTCCCAGCGTCATCAAACGACGTATCGCTCAGAACGGAAGCAGTCAACAAAACCTTAACAACAATGGTAGAAGTTAACTCTGGATTGTTAATTGATTATAGATGTCGAACTATTATTAAAGGCTTTGAAGGTGGGTATCAGTATAGAAGAGTACAAGTATCTGGTGAAAGATATAGTGACAAACCAGATAAAAATATGTATTCACATATACATGACGCTTTACAATATCTAATGTTAGGTGCTGGTGAAGGACGTAAGCTTATAAATAACCAGAAACCTTTACAGGCTTTTAATGCTAAAGTAGAGTATGATGTATTTAAACGTAGACCAAAGCCTAGACGTCAAGGTATGTGGGCGAGAATGTAGGAGAAGACTATGTGTTTTTTTAGAAAAGTAAACGTACCAATGCCAAAGCCAGAAGTAGACCCAGAGATAGAAAAGCAGAAAGCAGAAACTAAAGCTAGGTCGGAAGCTGAAAAGTTAAAGCAAGAGCAGTTTCAAAAAAGAGTACAGGGTGGCAAAGTTGGAAGGCGTTCATTAATCTCTGGTGAATCTGGAGGGATTGGATTTTATAAATGATTACTTACAGCACAACAGAGTCTTTAAGTGAAGCTTCTGACGATACAGTAAAAAAACTTCTTGGTAAATATGAACGAGCAAAAAGTGTAAGAAAGAATTGGGTAGACCTTTTTGAAGAGTGTTACGAGTACGCTTTACCACAAAGAGAAAGTTTCTATCAAGAATCTGCTGGTCAACGAAGAGATGATAAAATATTTGATGAAACAGCAGTGGTTGGTGTACAAGAATTTGCATCAAGATTACAGTCTGGC